GTGTGGATACCGAGGAACACAAAGCCTTTTGGTGTATTGGACCACAGAAGTGTGCCACAATTGCCATCAACTGTGGGAGTTTCCACAGTTCCCGACCATGTCCGATTTTCAACGGAACCTCCATGTGACACCCAATAATGGTATGTCGCTTGGATGTTTCTGACCGGACGGCGCCAAATACGCCCATCCACGTAACGCCCCACATACTCTCCATCGAGTTTTGCGGCGTACGTAGTTGAAGCGAAATACTCCGTTAAGTCAGTACCCGGTGGTCGCACGCGCAAGCGAATGAACGCCAGGTCTCGTTTCGGATACCGCTGCACCATTGATTGGGTGACTAAGACATTGCTCACGCCAGGGCGAATATTGCAATTTTCTTCGTCAACCACATCCACGTAGAAGTTGCCTTCTGCGGGAATAGCGTGATTGTTGCACATATACACACTTCCGCGGACATTCAACGCAGTGACAGTACGTAACTTATCACCGCGTGTGTGAAGAACAACGGTTGCGCGTTCAATGTGCTTCCGAATCACCTCAGGATCACGGCCTTTCGAGCACAGACTAGTCTGTGACAAGTCTGACACATTGAAAGACAGAGGGTCAGCATATGACACTTCAGGCCGCTTCAAACCGTCCGGTTGGGGAGCTTTTCCAAGCTCGTCCACCATCACGGTATGGATTTGACCCTGAGTGTCCATTCGCCGCCACATGTCCCAAAGGGACACACCACCACGATAAATCGCGTAGCACGCTGCCAAGCTCGCTGCAATTACTGCTAGCTTCTTGACATTGCCAAATCGTGCTTTTACGTGGCGGCCCATGAACTTGAACACATCTCGTGTGATCTCAGCTTTATAAGAGCTGGCCATGACCCAACGCCAAAACCAATTCCCACCAAAAAGGAGGGAAAAGATTGCGTTGAGAAAAGGCACACAGTGGATGCATACATACAGGTGCATGTACCACAATATGACACACTGGGTGACAAAGCTCGAACTCCAGAAGAGATTTTGAGCAGTCAACTCCGTGCCATTGTACTCTTGTTCTGCCAAAAGTGTGCTTTGATAGACGGCATGCAGATCGGCATTAGCCTCTCTTTCACCGAACAAATCGTGTTCCAAAGATTGCACTTCGGCACACGTACACCATTTCATAGGCATATTGCAAGCACAGACTTTTACATCACCAGCATGTTCCAGACTTTCGCGAACGATCTCCTGGATGCGGTGGTGTTCCAAAATCTGGCTATTAAACCACGGAAGAAAGGTACGCATTGTGGTGAAAGTTGCCACATGCTCCAATCTCCCTTGCTCTACGCCAGGTTTATCAATGGGCACCACACGCCTCACATGAATGATCCAAAG